AGGCATAAAGTATTTTCCTATTACACCAGTTCTTATCTGTTATAGCTATGCTTGCTTCTATCTGCCCATCTCTTAAATTATGGTATGCAACTCCTGCTATAAGTTTCTGATTTTTAATAATTCCTATAGCTTTGCAATCAAAAAAACTTATGTCAGGTATCTTTGACTGTAGCCATGCAGCTACATAGTCATCTCTGTTTAATAATAATTGTATCATTGCTGTCCTTTTAAAAAGTAAGCAAACCATGCGACAGTCAGTAAACCACCAACAATTACAATGACTAATATTGAAATCATTATGTTACGTATAAGACGATCAAAAGCTTCTTTCTGTTCTATCTTTGCCTGCTGTCTTTTCTTTCTGGCTTCTGTCTGATATTTGACCCAATCATTGTACATACCAGGTCTGCCATATAACTGCAAAATCTCGCGAAGCTCCTCCTTCTTCTGTGCTATTTCTTCGAGATGCATGAACTCCTCGAAATCCCCAATATCTTTTCCCAGAAGCTTACTGAATATACTGTTCTTTTTTGCGTTTGCTCTTTCCCTAATATCCTCTTCAGCAGTTACAAATTGTGCGATACTTTTGGCAGCTTTTGAAAGATCATGTCCATGTGCTATCGTAGTTTTTATTGTTCCTATAGCCGCATTGATTGCAGCAAGTTCAACAAGCATTTGTTCACCTTTCTAATTATTTTAGAAAAATTACAAACAAACTTGCAGCACTGCCTAATACAGTCACTGTGCTTGTTAAAATGAGTCCTTCCATTCTAAATAATCTTCGTTCAAATCGTTCTAATTGTGACAAGATAGACTGATAGCGTACTTCACATTCTCTTTCATGTGATCGCAAATCACTATCAACAGTTTGCACAGACTTTCTTGCCATTACTCAGCCGCTTGTGGTGCTTCCAGTTCCTGTTTAAGGGCATTGTAATATGTATTCTTTGCTGTAACTAACTGCTCTAAATCTTTCTGTGCATTGACAATTTTAGTCTGTAAATCATGGCAATGTTCAGCATATGACCTAGCTTTATCAGATAATTCATCAAGTTTATATTCTTCATTATCTATTGTTATTTTGCTCATTACTTACTTTCCAATGCTTCTATTCGTGCTACTGCTTCTTGTAACGCTTTTGTTAAAACAGCAACAACACCTTGTAAATTAATAGCTAGTGTAGAATCATCACCATAAGAGTGAACATCATTAGGCAAAAGTTTTTGAACCTCTTGTGCAATAAACCCAGTATCGCTACCTTTACCTTTTTCTTTCCAATCAAAAGTAACAGGTCTTAATTTTTTTACAGTAGCTATCTGATTATCAGAAATATCTGATATATTTTCTTTGAGCCTTTCGTCAGATGTATCATTAAAATCTCCATTAATTTGACCTGCTGATGTTATTCTCATTCTTTCAGTAGAGCCACTTCCACCAGAACCATTTGGAGTTGTATAAAATACCATTTCGCCTGCTGTTTGATCTGTGGTTACAGTTGAGCCACCCATTTGAAAATCTATTTTACCTGCTATACTTGCGTAGTCAGAACTATCATACCCACCAAACTGAATAGAACCTATAACATCACTAGTACTGATTGTGTCAGTACCACCAACAGTATCACTTCTTGATTTCATAAAGTTAATACCGCCATGTGTGCCATGAGTAGTTGAATAACTAAATACGTCTATACAAGGTGTTGCACCATGAAGTTGCAAATGTCCGCCACTACCTTTAACACCTTCGTTGTTATCATTAATGCCATCAACTTTTACACTATGACCCATAATTACAGCATCATTACCTGCATCAACAAGCAACATATTTTGCTCGCCATTACTTTCAACTCTAAAGTCTACATCTGCACTATCTTCATTGAATACTGCTCCTCCTGCTACATTTAAAACACCTACAACTGAAGTTGTAGATGCTATGCCTGCACCGATTGTAACATCAACCTCACCATCTGTAGCGTGTTCTCCTTCAAGAACTAAGCCTGCTGTCAATGCTGTATTTGTGCCATCACTTTCTGCAACAAAGAAAGAAAGTTTGCCTGCTTCGTCAGTGTCATCAGCTTCTGATACTTCACCAACTATTTTTGCAAAGGCTGTCTGGTTTTGTCCTGAGTCATCACCAAAGAATGATATTGTGCCAAGATCATCTCCATCTGCACCTGCTGCACCTTTATCCATAACAAAACGCAACTCACCTGCTGTTGTGCCGTTATGTGTATTTTTAATCTGTACAATTGGTTCATCAGTTGTGTTGTCAGTTATGATTAATGATGGTGTTGTTATTGTTACAGAAGTATCAGCAGCCATATTAAGCTGTCCATCACCAGATGAATTAATAAATATAGCACTGTCTCTAAGCTGTATTTTTTTATCTGTTGGTACACTCAATCCCAATGTAAAAGGTATCATTGCTGTCAATGTCTGCGTTCCATCTTTGAGGATACAGGTTGTCAAACCAGTAGCAATACCATCAAACTCTGCATCAGTTCTGCTTGCAGATATTTTTATTCCTGCATCTCTGTCTGAAGTCCAGTCATGTACTCTTGAGAATGTTCCTGATGAAAACGGCATTAAATCGGCCCTCCTGGTAATATGTGATAGTTAGCACTGACAAAACTAATTGCCTGTGTACTAGATGATATTTTTATTCTTAATGAAATTGATCTGCCCATCTTGTTTGTAACTTTGCGTCTTTGCGTTATGGCACTGCCTTCAGCATCTGCCCAGTGTTCTTCATCCCACTCTGCTTCATCCCATGATGCCAGATCAGTTGTAAATTGTGCAGGTGTAAGATCAAGCAGTGTGGTTGGTTCATGGTCAACCGCAACACCAAATGAAAAGCTTATATTACTCACAACACCTTCTAACATTGGTGCTACTGAAGAAAACTTTTTAAGACTTCCTCTATCACCAAAATAATTGAATGAGGTTGCCACATCACCGACAATCGCATCTGTGCCATCAGCATTGCCTGTTATTTTAAATACTGTACCTGATGCACCGCCAAAAAAAACATCATTGTTAAATTGACCCCAAACCCTTGCAGGTATGTTTTGAAACAGACACCAAGCGTTTATGATAGGATTGAATACAAACTGATTAAATGGGTCTGTAGCATTTCCTGTAGGAAAGTTTATGAATATTTTATCACCTTTAGGATCAATAAATATTTGCCACCCTGTCGATGTCCTTGTCTCTTTAACTTGTGCAATAATATCGCCACGTATTTTTTCAGATAGTGCGGCAGCCTGTGTTCCTATTCTATCTCTGTTAAATACCTTTGAAAGTGCAACAACACCTTCTGATGTTATGACAGCTACATCACCGCCAAACTTTGCTGAACCTCTTATTTCATTGACAGGCTCTGCAATTCTAAATGAACCATTTAATGAAAAGCCAGAACTAGGATTGTCACCTGAGTAAACAAGTACAATACCTGAATCCATGATAAATGCTATTAGGTCATCTGTACCCTCACCACCATCTATTGTGAGTGTTTTTATCTGGATAAGATTCCCACCAATATCATCAACAAGGCCTAAATTGAAAACTGTAAAGTTGCCCTGAAAAGTGTCTACTGTTGCAGAATAATAAAACTTTTGCTCATCTCCCCTAAAATAATAAACACGATTTTTGTGTACATGGACACCTTTAAGACTATCTGCACTTGTACTGTCTGATAATGTTATTGAAAGGTTTGACGCTGATGAACCATCCCATGCAAAAGGTGTATCAGTACCATTGACAAATAATGTTCTGCCATTAAATGCTGCTGTCTGAAACCTGCCGTTTGATAAACCTGTTTTCTTTGAAACAGCAGTGCCAGTATTGATCTGATATAAAACACCATCTGCACCAACAGCTAATAGCTGTCTGTTACTTCCTGCATTATGTTCAGCCAGTGTCTCGACATCTCCTGATCCAATACCTGTACAGAATGAAGTAAAGCCATCTCTGAGAGTTATCTTGCCCACTGTGGGAAACATATTAGTCAATGTTATTGCATCAAGAGGCGGCATATTATCTACAGAGTCACGACTGTTTAATCCACCTACAGGTGCAGGAACTGATGCAGATCTTACCTTAAATCTATTAGCTGTTGAAACTGGTTGCAACATTAAGTTAGGCCGTAGTTACCATCAGATTGATATGGGCCTACAATAAGTTTTCTTGCATCATCTAATTGCAATACAGGTGATGAGCCATTTCTTGCTACAGCTTGTCTTACCTCTAACTGATATTGCTTATAATCTTCACCATATTCTAACCCATGAGCCGCTTTGAAACGCCAAGTAATACCCATTTCCATTGTTGTTTCATCAAGTATGCCTGTATCTGTATCTGCTGCCCACGCAGCTTGCCCACTCCCACCATTTGATTGGCAAAACTGGTTTGATACATATTCAAAGCCTATAGTCTGTGTTGATGATGGTGTAGGATCTAATTCAAACTTTAAAGCATTTGATGCAGCTTTAAGTCTAAACTTCTCTGTTGTGCCTGTAGTTGCCATACCATGATTAACAAGCTGATATTCTGCACTGCTTATAGGGCCAGTAAGTATATCATTGTCTGATCTGTTGTATGATGTTTCTAATACAAGCCTGTCAAAATCACTTGGCAATGCATAAGCTGCTGTGCCATTTGATGTAGAAAATGTGTGTTCTTTTTTAAGTATTGCCCAATCAGACACACGCATCAACTGCTTACCTTCTCTCTGTGCAAGTGCTAATAGCTGTCTTGCTATTGGGTCTGTGTTTGATATGACAGATGTTGGTCTTTCAAAACCTGTAAAATCAGCAACATTCTGGCACATACTCAAAATAGTCATTTTTTACTCTTCTTTTTTTTCTTCTGATTTTTTGGAAGATGATTTTGTTTTTTCGTCTGCTTTGACTTGTAATTTAGCAATTTCCTGCATAGTGACGTAGATTTTACCCATTCCTTGCAAGACTGTAGTCTTTGCACTAGCCAAGTCTTTGACTGTTTTAATACCTTTAAGTTCAAGTTCAATTCTGTGATCCTCATGTAATCCAGGTAAATGTATTGTTTTTTTAACTGGTGTTTTATCTTTGTTTTTTTGATATTCTGCCCACTCTTTAGGAAAGCGTTTTATATCACTTGCTCTAACAGGTGTTTCTAAAATATCTCTTGTATCTGTCACTGGTATTCTTGCAAAATCTCGCATCTCACCATTAAACATTTTTTTGTAAAACTGTACTCTCAATTTAAACTCCATAAAGTTGGTAAAAGAGGCAAGTTGCCCTGCCTCTCATAATTTTATTTTAATAAGGAAACATACAGATAATTTCTTTATCCGAGGCATCGCAAGCTATCCCACACACGTGGTCTGTAAATGCTGCTGAAACATCAAGTGTTTTATCTGATGCTCCTGTTGGCGTTAAAGGGTCACCATCACTACCTCCAGTCAAAGCCGTAGATAATGTTGCAGGCCCACGAATTTGTATCCAGATGTGGTCAAATGAAAAAGTATCAACCGAAGCTTGAATAACACCTGCTCCGACAGCTTTGTCAGTAAAATCTGTTGCTGCTGCTGATAAATCAGGGGTTACATGATTATTTTTGTAACCATCTAAATTATTGTAATAGCAAACATCACCTGAACTACCTGAGACAAACAAACTTACAAATTGAACGTATTTATACAATTTTGTTGGTTGCCCTATTACTGCTCCAAGTTGACCTAAACGAAACTGCTGTTTATCATGCACCTGTGTTGGATCAATTCCCAAAACTGGTATAACACTCATAGCCGTTCCCCTTTATCAGTCTGGAAATGTGCAGATGATTTCCTTATCGGAGATGTCGCCACTTATTGCACAGACATTATCTGTCGCCGCAGCACTGACATCAAGTGTACCATCCGCTGCTCCAGTCGGAGTCAAAGGGTCACCATCGCTGCCAGCCGTTAATGCAATAGTCATGGTGGCTGCACCTCGAATCTGGATCCATCCGAACTGTCCATCAGTCATTGCAGCTTGCAAGATGCCAGCTCCAATCTCGACTGAATCTGACAAGTCAGAAGTGACCTGATTGTTCTTGTAGCCATCTAACGTATAGTAATAACAAGCTTCGCCTGCTACTCCTGCTGCACCTGCTGAACCAGTATCATACTGCACATACTTATAGACTTTACTTGGAGAGCCAACTACTGCACCATGCTGACCTAATAAAAACTGAGCAGAATCATGCACTTCAGTTGGGTCGATTCCTAATACTGGAATATAACTCATATTGCCCTCCTAAATTAAGTATGTAAAACGCCTTGTAAGCTTCTGTTTGAGCAGGTTAAATTACCGCTCCAAAACATCGGCACTCATTAATGTTCACCTAAGATCGT